CTATAACAGCTTCAGGTACAGACACAAATATAACTTTAAGCCTAAGTGGTAAAGGAACTGGTTCAGTTGAAGCAAGCAAGTTTGCTGTAACATCGTCAACAATTACTGCCGATGGTGCTGCATCTACTTCAGCAGGATTTATTATTTGTAATAAAGCTACTGCTTTAGCTGTAACCCTTGCGGCAGGAACAGTTACTGGTGAAACAAAAATATTTACGAATATTGGCGTGGGTGTTGCCACAATTACAGCCAATATGGCTGGCGCAACAGTATCATTTGCTCTTGCTCAAAACGAAGGTTGTCAAGTTATTTGGGCTGGTACTGAATGGTTTATAATTGGCAATCAGAGCGTTCTCACATTAGCCTAATAGGATAGAATATGGCAATTGTTACAGACACTTTTAAGAAAATAATTGGTGATAAACTCAAAACTGATTTTGATAGTTCGGGCACTTACTATTTTGTTGGCATCGGCCGTTCACAGATATGGAATGACTCAGACATTGCAACAACACCAACTAATAAAGTTGCCACAGAACGAGACTTCCGTCAGAACCTACAAGGTGTGAGACAGATTGCTGATATTTCGTTTGTTGTTCCTCGTGTAAATTGGTCATCAGGCACAACATACAGTGCATATGATGACAGCGTGGTTGGATATCCAACTCCAAACTTCTATTTGATTACTGGTGCAAACGATGTGTATCTTTGTATTCAACAAGGTCGCAATAGCACAGGTGCAGCCGTTGCATCAGCTGTTGAACCGACTGGAACATCTACAACACTCGTAAAAACCGCTGATGGATACATTTGGAAGTATTTGTATACTGTTGGTGCATATAGTGCTAGTAGATTCTTGGCTGGTAACTTTATGCCCGTCCAATTTATTGACTCTGCAGACTCGTCAAGCCCAGCCAGTGAAGTCATTCAAGAAACTATTCAAAATGCAGCGATTAATCGTCAAGTGCTTGGTGTAGCAATTACCAGTGGTGGTTCAGGATATGCATCTGCGCCTGCGGTTACTATTTCTGGTGATGGCGATAGCGCAACAGCAACCGCTGTTATCTCTGGTGGTGTGATTGTTAACATAAAGATGGATAGTAATGGTTCTGGTCAGATTAAAGGATCAGGATATAACCAAGCATCTATTAGTTTCGCGAGTGGTACTGCTACAGCTCGTGCAATTCTATCTCCTAAAGCTGGGCTTGGTGCAAATCCAATTATTGACTTACGTTCAAGCAACATTATGATGAATGGTCGCCCAAATGCAACAGAAACGGGCGAGCTGTTAATTAACCAAGACTTTAGACAAGTTGGAATCTTACGCGGCGTTAAAAAACTAAACCTTGCCGATTCTGACTTTACTGCTGGTGCTGGAACAGCTCTAACAAAATTGAGATTCAACCCTGGTGCAACTGCATTCACAACTGACAACTTTATTATTGGTGGAACATCACAAGCAAAAGCATATATTGATTTTGCAGATTCTGCTGCTGGTGCATTTATTCACCAAACAGAAACAACAGGATTTAGAAACTTCATCGTTGGTGAAACGCTATCAGCAACAAACCTAGCTGGATCTGTGACAACTGGTACGGCAGTACTTGCATCATTCGATTCTGCTACTGTAAACAAGTACTCTGGCGACCTCCTATATATTGATAACCGTGCTGCAATTACCAGATCTGCTGGTGAGACACAGGACATCAAGATTGTAATTCAACTATAACGGTAAAATAAAATATGGCGAATCCACTTACTCAGAGCCTTTTCGCGGACACATACAAAGACGATTATCGTGATAGTGATAACTACCACCGCATTCTGTTTAACTCTGGCCGAGCTCTACAGGCCCGTGAACTAACACAAATGCAGACAATCATTCAAAGCGAGATTGCGCGCTTTGGTAGAAACCTCTTTGACGAGGGTGCCAACGTAAGACCTGGTGGGTTTACCGTCAATTCAACTTATGAGTTTGTTAAACTTAATACGGCTGTATATACTTTGCCAGGCACTAGCTTGGTTGGTAGTATATTCACGGGAGCGTCAAGTGGTCTACGTGCTGAAGTTATTGAAACGGTTGCTGCAGTAGGTGCTGATCCAGCTACTTTATATGTTAAATATATTGGTGGTATATCGGCAAGTATTTCAACATCTCTTCGATTTACTCCTGGCGAACAAATTACTGATGGTACGAATACTCTTGTGGTTCAAACTACCAATACAGGAATAAACCCAGCAATTGGTGCTGGTGTTAGATTCTCTGTTAGTGATGGCGATTTCTTTACACAAGGTCATTTTGTATTTGCCGAACCTCAATCGCTTATTGTAAGCAAGTATAGCAATTCCTACACTGGAACAGTTGGCTTTGTTGTTACACAAGATATTGTCACAGTTGCTGATACTAGTGCTTTATATGATAATCAAGGGGCTACTCCAAACACAACTGCCCCTGGGGCAGACAGATATCGTATTCGTTTGACACTCATTGATCAGGCCAACATTTTAGCAACGGATACGTTTGTGTATGTTGCTAAAATTGTTAATTCGGTTATAGTTAATAGTGTTACTGGCTTTGATCAATATAACAAGATCAATGATCTCTTAGCACAAAGAACAAAAGAAGAGTCTGGCGATTATATTGTTCGGCCGTTCTTTTTAAAGTTTGATGAAGATTCTGATGGTAACGTGTTACAGGCTGATATCTCGCCAGGAACTGCATACATTAACGGATACCGTATTGAACTTTCATCACCCAAAAGAATTCGTTTTTCAAAACCAACTACCACAATAACATTTAACAACCAAAATATTGCTGCTAGCTATGGTAACTATGTTCTTGCATCGACAATCAAAGGCACTCCATTAATTAACACACACGAGCTGTGGAGTCTCAAAGATTCTGCTGTTCCATCTTTCGTCTCACCTTACAGCTTAAACTTAGGAACCGCTCGTGTTAGAGCCGTTGAAGAAGACGGATCCAACTATAGATACTACATTACTGATGTTAAGATGTATGGCACCAAAAAATTCTCTGCGGTAAAATCTATTGCATCAAGTACTACTAATTACGCTACTCTTGTTCTTGAGAATTCTTTAGCTGTGATTAAAGATGCTGCTAACAATGATCTGTTGTTCCCGCTTCCTTTGAACAGACCTAAAAATCTAACAGACTATAGTCTTCAGATTCAAAAAAGATTTACAACCACTGCATCTGGTGGAACAGCTACGTTGGGACCAGGATTGCTGGGCACTGGTGAAACTTGGACAGACACTAATGCGTGGATCATTGCAGTTGATTCAAACGGTCAAAACGTGTCATCAACTGCAACTGTAACGGGCACTGGAACCACAACTGCAACAATTAGTGGTCTTTCGCCCTATGGTGGTACAATTGAAGTGCTTGCTTACGTTGATAAATCCTCGGCAGCTGCAAGAGCCAAAACCATGGTTGACTCTGCTACAGTAACAGCTTCTGTTGTAACTGACTCGAGTGGTAACAAGATTCTCAACTTAGGTAAAGCTGATGTTTATGATGTTCTACGCATACGCAAGACAGATTCAAACGGTATTGATTTAACAAACTACTTCCGATTTGATAACGGGCAACGTGATAACTTCTACGACACTGGAAAACTAGTATTAAAGTCAACTTTCTCAGATCCCGGTTCAACGTTTGTACGCTTTAGATACTTTACTCACGGTGCTGGTGATTTCTTTGATGTTACATCATACGACTCAGTAAACACTGGATTGTCGTATGGTGAAATTCCATCACACACGTTTACCAATGGTGCAACTGTACACCTTGCAAACTATTTAGACTTCCGCCCAAGAATTGGCGATAAAGGTACAACTTTTGACAGTTCAACCGCAAAAGTTAACTTTCTACCAAAGAATGGTGATGTTGTTAGATCAGATGTAGATTATTACCTACCTCGTTATGACAAGATGATTGCAGACGAAGCGGGGTCAATAACAATTATCAGTGGTGAGCCATCACTAAATCCAACATATCCTACAACTCCATCAAATACTTTAGAGTTGTATAAGATTAGACTTAATGCTAATACGTTGAACGACTCAGATCTTGGCATTACAGCTATTGATCATAAGCATTACACGATGGCTGATATTGGTAAGCTAGAAAAGCGTATTGATCGTCTTGAAGAATACACAACATTGTCTCTTCTTGAAATGAATACTGACAACTATGCTGTTGTTGATTCAACTGGCATTAATAGAACCAAAGCTGGTTTCTTGGCAGATGGTTTTAACGATCACTTCTTCTCTGATACTACTTCACAGGAATATAGAGCATCAATCGATCCAACATCTGGAGTTGTTCAACCTTCTGTTGTGTCCAGAAATATACGTTTAAAATACGATTCTAGCTTATCGTCAAATGTTATACTAAAAGGCGACAATGTTTACCTATCATATGTTGATTCAGCATATATTGAACAAACCTTTGTATCTGGAACAGAAAATATTAACCCCTTTGCTGTTGTTTTCAATCAAGGTGTGCTTCAGCTTTCTCCCGCCTCTGATGAGTGGCTAGAGACCAAGTATATACCAGCTAGAGTAATTAATGGTGGAACAAGACTTGATACAAGTCAAACGTCCAATTTTAATGCCCACCAATGGAATTGGCAAGGGCTATCAGGAAACTTAACAGGGACTGTTGCAGATCAAGACACGGTTACAACAACAACAAGAAGAAGAGTTGGCCGCATAAGACGAACTACTAGAATTACTACATCAACATCAATATCAACCACACGGGTCGTGTCCGATGAAACTATTCGCAATGTTGTTGGTGATAGAGTAGTTGACGTTGCCTTTATACCGTTTATGAGATCTCGCAAAGTGGCATTTAAGGCTTCGGGTCTTAAGCCGTTCCAACGATATTATCCATTCTTTGATAATGTTGATGTTGCTTCTTGGTGCCGCGAAGAGGCGTTTGTAAGGTTTTCAACAACAACGGAAGATTATGGCACTAGATACAATCAAGCTGTTGCCCATCCAGAAACAAATTCTATTCTTACTTCCGACTCAAATGGTACAATTAATGGGTCATTCTTTATTCCAAGTACTCCAGCTATTAAATTTAGAACAGGATCACGAGAGTTTAAACTCAACAATGTTAGTTCTGCAAACGAAGCTACTGGAACATCAGTAGCTAAAGCCGACTTTGTTTCAAGTGGTATGCTTGAAACAAGACAGCAGGATATTATTTCAACGCGTGTAGTTACCCTTCAGACTGACACAACAACAACAACAACAACAACTGTTAGACAAATTGATCCGCTAGCACAAACATTCGTTGTCGATACGGACGATGGTGTATTCCTCACAAAGGTTGCAGTATATTTCAAAACTAAACCAAGTGGTGCCGAAACGCCAGCGCCAATTATGCTTGAAATTCGCCCAGTTGTAAATGGATATCCTTCATCGGGGATAGCGGTCCCTGGGTCTCTTGTCGTTCTTACACCAAGTCAAGTATCTGTCGCTGCAACACAAACACGAGCTGGGGTATTAGCTGCTCCAACATACTTCACTTTTAGTGAACCAGTTTACCTTAATGGCCAAACTGAATACTGTATCGTTCTGTTGACTGATAGTACCGCATACAACACATATGTTGCACAAATAGACCAACCAATGTTGGGAAGTACATCGCTTCGTATAGGTAAGCAACCTTCTCTTGGATCTCTGTTTAAATCGCAGAATTCTAGAACGTGGGAGCCTGATCAAACTAAAGATCTAATGTTCCAACTGTACAAAGCTAAGTTTACAACATCGGCAGCTTATGCTATATTAGAAAACGTTGATGTTCCACTAGTATTGCTGGAACCAGATCCGATACAGATGGATAGTGCTTCACGTTGGGCAACAATTTACCATCCGAATCACGGTTTTGATTCTGGTGACATTGTAAAGATTTACGGGCTTGATTCTGCGTCCACATACAATGGTATTCGTGCAACGAGTATTCTAGGATCAAACGCAATTAGTTTCCCAGATGCTACTGGCTACCAAATCTATATGGACTCTTCTACCGCTGCGGGTGCTAAGGCTTTTGTTGGTGGATCAAACGTAAGTGCGTCACAGAACATTATCTATGATGTTATTAACCCGCACCTTGAAATACTTACACCTCCAAACACTAGTACTGTACTTGAATCAAAAATTACAAGTGGTAGATCATTAGCTGGAATTGAAACAAGATTTACTAAAGAGACATCCTTTAATGTAACTTCAGTAAAAGAAGACAACTATTCCAGTAATCCAAATATGATTGCTAACAGCTATGTTGAGGCTGCCGCACCTTTGAATGGTGCAAGATCGGCGACATTCAAAGTTAGTATGGAAACAACATCAGTAAATGTTTCTCCTGTGATTGACTTACAACGCGCGTCACTTATTCTTATTACTAACATAATTGATAAGCAAAGCTCGGACAGATCGCTTGGATCACTTCCTGGACGTACATTAGGTTCTGGAGTCAACACTCCGCTTGCATACAAGGCAGAGACAGATCCAACTGACGGTTCACACATTGCTAAACACATTACTGTTCCAGTAACATTAGCAGATCAAGCAGTTGGCTTGCAGATTGTTCTTGGTGCCAATCGTCCAGCGGATGCTGAATTTGAAGTTTACTACAGAACAGCAACAAGTGGTAATAACATTCGTCTGTTACCGTATACATTGGTTACGGCTGAGGGAACAGTTCCTTCTGATGATAATCCTAACGTGTTCCGTGAATACAAGTACTTGGTTGGCGGTAAGAATGGTACATTAACACCATTCAGCCAATATCAACTAAAGATTGTGTTTAGATCGGGCAACAGTTCTAAGGTTCCCGCAATCACAGATCTTAGAGTAATTGCGCTGGCAGATTAATGATAAAACTTATTCCAGTAGAAGGCAATAGTTCCCTAGCAAGAGATTCACAAACGGGAGCTATTGTTAACATAAATACACAAGAGATTAGTGAAGCACGTGATAGAAAAGCTCTGAAGCAAAAAGAAAAGCTAAGGATGCTAAAGTTAGAAAATGATGTGGCCGATATAAAAGAAATGTTAACCAAACTGTTTGAGAGACTATAATGGCATTAAGAACAATAACTTTAGCTAGCACGGTTGACCAATGGAAAACCAACTACAACAGTTTGTCAACAGATGTTGGTGATCTTTCATTATTGGGGACTACTCACGATTCAAACCTTGTATTGGCTATTAATGAATTAATCGGCGAGTTTGATTCAGCAACTGTTCAGACATTAGCACGAAAGTCAGTCTCTGCGGGTACTGGTATTGGATACGACTCGTCTACAGGTGTGATATCATTATCCACACCAATTAATACTATTACAAATGCAATGATGGCAGACTCGTCCATTGGCACTGCAGAGCTTAGAAATAGTGCTGTTACAACTATAAAGATTGCTGATAATGCTATAACATTCGCAAAGATGGCAGACTCATCCGTTGGTACATCTGAACTGAGAAACGATGCTGTTACAACCATAAAGATTATTGATAACGCTATAACATTTGCAAAGATGGCTGACTCATCTGTTGGCACATCTGAACTGAGAAACAATGTTGTTACAACTATAAAACTTGCCACAGGAGCTGTTGGATCTACACAACTTGCATCAGGAGCTGTTGATTCTAATGCTCTTGGATCTTTGTCAATATCGTCTGCAAAGATTCAAGCCAACGCTGTTGGGTTTACTCAAATGGCTGATTCTGCTGTTGGAAGTAACGAATTGCGCCAATCTGTTGAACTAATCATATATAACTCTGTAGGTGCTGCTTTGAAAACTTTATATGGTGCAGGTGTTTAAATAAATGGCAGTCGTAACTCCTCTCAAGCTCGACGGATCTAATAATCTTCGCGCGATGGACGCTACAGATATTGCGAACATCAAACTTGAGATGATTCGTCAGTATGGATTGAGCCCATCTGTTGTTCTTACGTATACTGGAGGTACGGGAAATTTACCCGCGCTATCAGACACTCGCTATCAAGCTGGTGCAGCGATCCTTTCAAATACTGCATTTGCTGCAGAAGCTACTACTGCTGAGCCAACTCAAGTTACTGTTAACTATCAAAACGTAACAGAAACGTTTACATCGTTAGCAGCACCAGCAGATACAAGCAACGTAGCGTTTCCTGTATATTTAACAGGTGCGAACCAAGTTCAAGCTATGTCTTTAACCGATATGTATGACACGTTTGTTAATGATGTTATTACTACATTGACAACAAATAGCTTTAGTACATCGCAAGCTGGTACATATACCGTACACACTGCAAATACGTTGGCAGGGGCTACAATAATCAATGCCAGCCCAATATTTACCGATACAAGAGCTGATACTACATTATATACTGGCGCTGGTATGCCAGAAACTCTAGACCAACCAATAACTATAACTAACTACTATCTGTTTAGAGTTGACGGTGCGTCAGTTGGAACAATTCCAACTCCATTACAGGCGTTGACAAATGGTAACTTGCAGCAGTATACTACTGCAGCGTTTCAAACTCTATTACAAAACCTTGTAAGATATTATGCAGCAAACGTTGTCGGCGCTAAGATCGATTACAACATTACAACCTCTGCCACGGGCGGAAGAGGTTCGGGTATGGTTAACACAGACTTTACGTCTGTTACTGGCGCATATACAACATTTCAAACAGGTGACAACTATTATGCGCAAGAGTTTCCCAACGGCACTGTGTCGACAATCGCAACAAACTATTTAAACTGCTTAAGAGTATAAGGATTTATTATGGCTATCTTCTCAGGTAAACAAATTTTAAAAGCTGTTTTCACTAACAATGCTAATGATACAATCGAGTTGGTGTACGATCACAAAAGTGATGGTATAAAGCCAGAGTATATCAGCATATGGATTCCTGCAACTGATCCCACAAATGAAAATCTAATAGCTCTTAAAGAAGCTGGTTGGTCTTTTGAAAGAATTCAAAAGGAAACACATGAAAACATCGACGCGATGCTAAAGGCTCGACAATCACAGATCCACCAACAAATTGATGCTAAGGTAAAAGAACAAGTTGATCGCTATTATGAAATCATCAATGGTGAAACAGAGATGACGAGAGAGCAGATTGCAACAGCATACGAACAACGTTATGCTGAGATGATCAACACTGGTCCAGCGATTACTACAACAGTTTTTCAATCTGTACTAGATAATAATGCAG